GCAGCACCAACCAAAGGCGAGGGAAGTGCTGTATCTTTCGATGACGCTCAGGAAGCTTATACTGCTCGTTATACGATGGAAACTATCGCTCTTGCCTTTTCAATCACGGAAGAAGCTGTCGAGGACAACCTCTATGACCGTCTCGCAAGTCGGTACACGAGGGCGCTTGCTCGCAGCATGAGCCAGACAAAGCAGGTTAAGGCCGCAGCGGTTCTTAACAATGCTTTTGACAGCACGTACACAGGTGGCGACGGCGTAGAGCTATGTTCTGCGGCACACCCTCTGGTGACGGGTAATACTTTCCGTAATGAGCTTGCAACTGCGGCGGATCTCAACGAGACCAGCCTTGAGCAGGCTTTGATTGATATTGCTAGCTTTGTTGATGAGCGAGGGCTTAAAGTAGCCGTTCGCGGTATGAAACTGGTTATTCCAAAAGAACTCCAGTTCACTGCGGATCGTCTTCTTGAGTCTACTCTTCGACCGGGTTCCTCGGACAACGACGTTAATGCAATCCGGAACATGGGTATGCTTCCAGAAGGCTACGCCGTTAACCACTTCCTTAATGATACAGATGCGTTTTTCATTATGACGGATGCCCCTAACGGCTTGAAAGGTTTCAACCGTGCAGCCGTTCGGACTTCCATGGAAGGCGACTTTGACACAGGTAACGTTCGGTACAAGGCCCGTGAACGCTATGCGTTTGGTTGGTCTGATCCTCGCGGTATCTTCGGCTCTCCTGGAGCTGCATAAGACTAAGGGGAGAGCTAAAAACTCTCCCCTGACTTATTTCTGGGAATAACAGCCCTAGCGACTGTCCCAGCAGACGCTTACGAAGACTCTAGGGCCTATCTCTCGTAAGGAGAAGCATGACATGGCTAACTCAACTTTTAATGGTCCCGTCCGTTCTGAGAACGGATTTGAAGTTATCAACGTAGCATCTGGAACAGGTGCTGTTACAAATACTTTTGACGTAGCCTCTACAGGTGTTGTAACCAATAAATATGTTAAGCACGTTGGTTATGCTACAGGCGTAACAGTGAACACTACTGCTGGCGACAGCCCTACTATTGGAGAGTTCACCCAACCAGCAAATACGATCCTCACAGCTATTACTATTTTCTGCGATGTAGCCCCTGTTATTGGAACGGGCGATATCGGCTACGAGGTTGGTACATCTAGCTCTGGCGTTCAGATTGTTGCTGCGGTTGCAGATGAAATCTTGGATGGCGGCACGACCGTCGTTGTAGGCAACACCACGCTTACTGCACTAGTTCAAACAACTCAAAATGCTGCAACAGCTCCTGTCTCTGCTCAATATACTTCCGCAGAAAGAACTATCTACTGCAATGTTACAAATACTGTAAATGCGACAACAGCAGGTTCGTTTACCTTTATTATTGAGTACACTCAGATTGCTTAAATTAAATCGGGGGGAAAAGGCTTTCTCCCCTTTTAAGGAGGTTTAGATGGCAGATGCTGTAACGAGCACTATAGTTGAAGACGGACCTAACAAAGCTACCTTTTACCTCACAAACACTAGTGATGGTACAGGGGAGGCTGCTGTTACTAAAATAGATGTTTCTGCTCTTGCGAAACTGCAAGATGGAACTTCTTGTACAGGAGTTCGAATTCAGAAGATAACTTTTACTAATGTTGGTATGAGCGTAAAACTTCTTTGGGATGCGTCCACGGATGTTATAGCTGCACAACTTCCAGCGGATTACTCGGATACATTAGACTATTCTGATATAAGTGGTCTTCCAAATGTTGCCGCATCCGGTGGAAACACCGGGGACATTCAGTTAACCACTGTAGGACATAGCAGTGGAGATACGTATTCAATTGTCATTAATTGTTTAAAACAATATTGATGACGTGAGGTTAGCGTGAAGGATTTCTTGTGCAATGGCGTTTTCTGGATCTAAGGATTTTGAACCTAATGTAGCGGACTACGTAGAAGAGGCGTTTGAGCGTTGCGGTTCTGAGTTTCGCACTGGATACGACGCGGTAACAGCTCGCAGGTCTTTAAATTTTCTTTTTGCGGACTGGGCAAACCGTGGGTTAAACAGGTGGACTATAGAACAAGTGACCCAGACACTTGTGTCGGGATTGGCGGAGTATCCTGTTGGAACTATTCTGGCTACCGTAGGGTCCTCCACTGATCTAGTTGTTGGCAACACCATCACGGGACAAACTAGTGGCACCGCCGCAGTTGTCCTTACAAAACCTAGCTCAACAACGGTGACGTTAAGTATTCCGAGTGGTTCTTTTACTGCTGGAGAAACGATTGCGAGCACGGCGAGTGATGAATCTGGTATTACGACTACAATATCAGCCGACCCTAGTGTTTCCGATGTACGCGGTAGCATTGACATTTTATCTTCAGTTGTAAGAAGAAGTGGAAGTGATATTTCCATATCTCGGATCAGCCGGGATGATTTTTTAAGTATTCCATCTAAAACCACTACCGGAAGACCTTCTCAGTATTATGTAGATCGTCAAATAAAACCTGTGGTTAAACTTTGGCCTACGCCAGAGAACAGCACAGACATACTGGTGTACGACCGTCTATTGCGAATTGATGATGTAGATTCGTCTGGAAACACTGTAGAAATACCTTTTCGTTTCTACCCTTGTTTGGCGGCAGGCTTGGCATATTACATGTCACTAAAAATAGCACCCGACCGAACTCTTTTGTTAAAAAACATATATGAAGAAGAGTTTGAGAGAGCCGCGACGGAGGATCGTGATCGGTCTAGCTTTAGCGTTGTTCCTTCATATAATTACTTGAGTGCTCTTTCGTAATGGGAAAGTACTCTTCTGATAAATATGCCATGGGCATCTCTGACCGTTCGGGCGTCGCGTACAGGATGCGAGATATGCGTAAGGAATGGACAGGACTTCTTGTTGGTAAGGACGAGTGGGAAGCTAAACAACCTCAGCTCATGGTTTTAAAGACAAAAGCTGACGCACAAGCTCTTCGAAACCCGCGCCCCGACAGAACAGAACCTTCGGTAGAAGTTCTTCTTCCTCGGGATGCCTTTACATCTTCGTCTAGTGGTTCCTCAGTTATTACTGTAAAAGAACCCGGTCATAGTAGAGCTAGCGGTGATGTTGTTAGGTTTCGGGAAACCGAAGACTTCGACGGTTTTACAGAAACAGTTTTAGAAGCTGCGGCGGGTTACTCAATAACGGTAATCCCAGGAGATTCTAGTACGGGTTTCCAATCCATGTTTTATTCATTCACGGCTAGCGGTGAAACGGCTATATTAGGGGCTGTGTCTGGCGGAGGTTCCTTTGCCAGTGCGGGACCCGTTAGTATTACGAAATGAGTTTTTAAAATGGCATATACATTTACCACGTTGAAGACAGCTATACAGGACTATGTGCAAAGCACAGAGACCACTTTTGTCAGTCAGCTTCCTCGGTTTATTTTAAACGCCGAAGAAAGAATTTTAAAAGAGTGCCAGTTAGATGTTTTTCGTAAGTCCTCTCAAGGAACGACGAGCGCAGGAAATTCATATCTACAAAAACCCACGGACTTTCTAGCACAGAATTCATTGAGTGTGATAAACTCCTCTAGTAAAGAATTTCTTTTATATAAGAACGTAACTTTTCTTCAGGATTACGCTCCTGATCCGTCTGTCACAGGGGTTCCTAAATACTATGGGGATTGGGACGAGGTTACTTTTCTTTTGTCTCCTACACCAAACGACAATTTCACCATGGAATTACATTATTTTTACAGGCCGGATTCAATAACGACAGTATCAAGCGGTACAACTTGGCTAGGGAACAATGCGGAACTAGCTTTGCTGTACGGATCTCTGGTCGAGGCGTATACTTTTTTAAAGGGTGAACCGGACATATTAAAACAATATACGGACAGATTTTTAGAATCTATTCAGTGGCTAAAAAATCTTGGTGAAGGAAAACAAACAAGAGACCAGTACCGCTATGATAGGGTGCGGAGAGACGTAGTCTGATGTCGGGAACGGTTAGCTCAAGTGAAATAGGAGATGCTCTTGTCTTCACGTCTAGTAACAGGGGGCATTCTCCGGAAGAAATGGCCGAAATGGCACTAAATAAAATAATGTCTGTTTCAGAAACGGCTCCGCCTGTTATACGAGACCAAGCATTTGCTCACAGACAACGCCTTAAAGAAGTGTTATTATTTTATATGTCCAAGATGTGCCAAAGTGAGCGGACGACTATTTGGGCGTTAATGAAACAACAAGGCCACGATGACATGGCTGAAATTATACGGAGGCTGTAATGGCTGTAGGAACATCTGGTATTTGCGGTACGTACAAAAGAGAAATTAACGCAGGAATTCATTTTTGGACTAGCCACTCTAGAGGGGATGGATCTTCTATTGCTGCGGATACATTTAAGCTGGCGATGTTTACCAACAGTTCTTCTATTTCTGTAGACACTACGGGGTACACCACAAGTAACGAAGTTAGTGGCACTAACTACACGGCTGGGGGGGCTTCTATTGCTAGCGCCACAATTGGTTTGGGTGACAACAGTAGTGCGGTTCCTACCGCGTTTATTGACATGGCTGATGTGACTTTTTCTACGGCTACTATTAGCAGCGCTCGTGGTGCTCTTATATATAATTCTACTTTGGCTAACGCAGGAACCGCAGGAGATACAACACATGCGGCAAAACCATCTGTAGTTGTGATTAACTTTGGTGCGGATAAGTCTTCAAGTGCAGGAGACTTTACAATAACCATGCCTGCAAACGATGCTAACAACGCCTTAATTAGAATTTCGTAATGGCAAATAACCCAAACCTTGGTGGATGGGGGAGGCAAGCTTGGAACAGCGGCTCTTGGAATACACCATCTACCGTTGAGGTTACGGGTGTTTCAGCGGCGACGGCGGTTGGAGCCGTACAGCTAGATATAACGGTACCTGTAACGGGTGTTTCAGCGGCGACGGCAGTTGGGACTATACAGGTAGATATAACGGTACCTGTTACTGGAATGTCGTCTGCGGCGCAAATAGGAACGGCGGTTGCGACAGGACGAGCCAATGTATCTATTACGGGTGTTTCAGCGGCGACGGCGGTTGGGAACACACAGGTAGACATAACGGTTCCGCTTACAGGTGTTGAGGCATCTGCTTTGGTGGGCCGTGTAAATATCTGGCAGGTAATCGTTCCGGGTCAGGACGCAAGATGGGATCCGGTAACATATACACAGTCGCCCAATTGGACTAAAATAGCGGCATAGGAACAGGCTAATGGCATCTACATATACGACAAGTTTTGGCATTGAAAAGATTGGATCCGGAGAACAGTCCGGAGCCTGGGGTGATACAACGAACCATAACGTAGATATTTTGGATCGTATCGCTTCGTATAAGGCGGTGGCTCTTAGCGGAAGCACACATACGTTAACTGTACGAGAAGCCTCTCCGGGTTCCGGAACAGAAAACCTTCAAGACGGAATGTACCGGGTTATTAAGTTTACCGGAGCTTTAGGAGCTAACAACACAGTTACGATAGCTCCTAACACTACGGCGGCTTTCTTTATCATCATTAACGCCACCACAGATTCTGGTTCTAGTGGTCCCTATTCCGTAATCCTTACACAAGGTTCCGGCGCAAACATAACGGTGGCTAACGGTAAATCTGCTATTGTCTATATGGACGGTGCCGGTTCGGGTGCCGCTGTGATAGATGCTTTATCTAATTTGCAACTGGCTACTTTAACGTCCTCCGGTGATCTAACATCAAGTGGAACAGTTAACGTGCTAGGTGACACTTCTGCCGGAGATGCGGCTGCTGTCGGTTATACATCTGTAGAAGGTCTTATCCTAACAGGACAAGGATCCACAAATGATGTCACCATTAAGAACGATGCCGACGCTGATGTGATAGAGATTCCGACAGGTACAGTTAATGTTACGATGGCGGGTACTTTAGACGTTGTCGGTGATGTTACTGGAGGAAACTTCCAACCGGACGGAGATACCGCTGCCGGAGACGACGCTGCTATCGGCTATACATCTGTAGAAGGTCTTATTCTAACAGGCCAAGGCTCTACGAATGATGTAACGATCAAGAACGACGCCGACGCGGATGTAATAGAGATTCCGACAGGTACAGTTAATGTGACAATGGCGGGTACGCTAGATGTTGTTGGTGACGTTACTGGAGGAAACTTCCAACCGGATGGCGATACAGCTTCTGGTGATGCGGCTGCTTTTGGTTATACAAGCGTTCTTGGAGCTATTCTCACAGGACAGGGAAGCACCAATGATGTGACTCTGGTCAACGATGCAGATGCTACGGTTCTAGGAATCCCAACAGGTACAACTAATGTAACCGTTGCAGGGTCTATTACCGGGGGCACTATTGTTTTAGCTGCAACTGACACAGATACGAGTAACACGGGAAGCATAACGATTGATTTTTCCGCACACCAGAACTTTGTGCTGACGCTTACAGGGAACGTCACATTAGCCAACCCATCAACAGAGGCTGTCGGTCAGTGTGGTGTGTTTGTCTTTATTCAAGATGGGACAGGCAGTCGAACTCTAAGCCTAGGAACAGATTACGAGACGGCTGGAGGTGCCGGTATTACACTCAGTACAGCCGCCGCCGCTGTTGATGTCGTGCCTTATTTTGTAAAAGCGTCTGGCAGTATACAACTTGGCGCACCACAGTTGGCGTTTAGCTAATGAGCATGTTTTCTTCACAATGGTTTGCTAGCACGGGAGCGTCCGCGTATCTCCTTGAGCAATCGTTACTGTTTAACGACGGCGACAGCGCATTTCTAAACCGCACACCTTCTTCGGCTGGTAACCGTAAGACTTGGACTTGGAGTGGTTGGGTGAAATTATCAACCATTGGAAACACTTCAATATTTGGGGCGGCTGAACGTCCTGTTGCGTCCAGTGGTAAGTTTCGTGACATTTTGTTTATAGACAGTAGTAATAAACTAAATTTTCAGCAACGTAATCAGTCAGCAACAAATGTAACGAACATTCTCTCAAGCGCCACTTTTGCTGACGCTTCGGCTTGGTATCATATTGTGTTATCAGTAGATACTACTCAATCTACATCAACTAATCGTCAACGTGTTTATGTAAATGGATCAGAAATTACAAGTTGGGCGACAAATACCCGTTGCAGTCAAAACTACGATGGCGCTGTAAACGGTACTTTTGAACACAACGTAGGTCGTAACCTTACCCTGTCCGACGCTGCTACTCAGTACTACGACGGACTCATGGCTCTCCCAATCTTAGTTGACGGCGCTGCACTAGCACCGACTGCTTTTGGTGAGACAGATGACGATGGATTTTGGAATCCTATTGAATACACTGGAGTAGAAACACCAGCCAGCGCAGCTATAACCTATGCACTTACTGACAGCGGTGTCTCAGGAAGCGCTGCTGTGACTAACACTTACTCAACAAAGTCTATCGGTGCTGCTGATGCTGGTCGTACTGTTATTGTTGGTGTGTCATCGAACGGCACAAACATAGTCACTGGTATGACTATTGGAGGTGTCTCAGCAACAGAGCTTACGGTATTTACTGGAACAAATAACACAAGTTCAGTCTGGGCTGCTGCTGTTCCTTCAGGGACAACTGCTGATATTGTAATTACTAATGCTGGCAGTGGTGCTGCCACAGGCATTGCAGTTTACAGGGCGCTAAACGTAGGTTCGTTGACAGCGTATACCGCAGGGGGTTCCGCCGTTGCTGATCCAATGACAGCGACTGTGTTTGCTCCTGCTGGTTCTGCGATCTTTGCTGCTGGTGGCGGTTACAGCCCTACATCATTTACATGGACAGGTGTTACCGAAGATACGGATTTAGGGGCTGTCGCGAGTGGCGAAGATAAGGCTACTCACGGGTCCATTGCTATAGCTACGGATCAGAGTGTTGATGTTGGTTGTGATCCTTCTTCTGGCATGAGCGAAGGTTCTATGGCTGCGGTTGTCCTTACAGGAACAAGTTTCGTGGCTGGTGGCTATGGAACTAATGGTTTTGAGTTGGACTACGCAGATAGTTCGTTCTTTGGTCAAGATGTTTCATCGGACCCTGCCGCAGCAACAGTAACTTATGAGGCGAACTACCTTAATGGGACAGACACAGCAACTTACACATTTTCTAGTGCGGATATTGGTGCTGTGGCGACAGATCGAAAGATTGTTGTAACAGGTTACTCATCCGCAATACCAAGTACATCTACTCAATTTAACAGCGTGACTGTAGGTGGTTTGTCTATGAATTTGGTCGTTGCATCTCAAAGCGCATACTTAGCGGATACAGTCGAAATATGGGAATATGACGATAGCGCAGAAGCACTTGGGACGACAGCCGATATTGTTGTGACTGTTAGCCAATCAAGTTTACGTTGTCAGATAGGCGTTTATACACTGAACGGAGCAGGTAACGTGTATATGACGGACGTTGACGATTACTCTAACGATCCGATGACAGGGACACTAACCATACCAGCAGGTGGTGTTGCTATTGCAAGCGCAGGAGTAAACGCAGGGGCACAAACATTCACTTGGACCAACCTAACAGAAAACTTTGATGCAACAGGTGATGGTACTGGTGTTCAATTCTCTGCTGCGTCTGACGCTTTCGCTAGTGTCGCAGCAAATAGAATAATCACGGCTAATTCTTCGGCTGCTTTTGATAACAGGTCAGCGTCAGCTTATGCAGCATGGTCGCCAGTCGGTGTAAACCATTACATAGACAACAACTTCACCACATCCGATCAACTAGAAGACACGCCAACTGATAGTGCTGATGATGGAATTGGTAATTTCTCAACATGGAATCCCAATGACGGTGGGGGTCATACTGTTGGTGTACCAACAGAAGGTAATCTACAGTTTACCAATGCTGCTGCTAATTACAAAGGCTTAGTATCAACCATAGCCTTCCCTACAAGTGGTAAATGGGGGGTAAAATTTACAATCACAGGATCAGTTAGTGGTTCTAATGACGGTGATATTTGCATCGTTAGGGATCAGTTTGGGTCGCCAACAGCCGCAAGATCGCGTTTTATAGCAACAACCGCAGCTAACTACACAACATTTGGTTTACAGATGGCTGGTGGAGATATCAAATACAAATTTAATGGGGGGTCTTCAGTAGTCCACTATAACGGCGCTGCATCCGCAACCAGTGATGTGTATGAATTTCTATTTGATGCTGACAACGGCTACTTCGATGTTAAAGAAAATGGTTCTGATTTTGGTACACGACTAACAGGCATTCCCACTGGAGAGCTTTATTGGTTATGCGCGGATATGTATGCGACAGGTATCTTAGTTGACTTCGGACAACAGGGTTACGTTCCATCTGAGAGCGGATACTCTGCACTAGCAACCCAGAACCTACCAGCCCCAACAATCGCTGATGGTTCACAGCAGTTTACTCCAGTACTTTATACAGGTACGGGATCAGAGTTAGCCATAACTTCTCTTGATTTTACACCAGACTTTGTTTGGATTAAAAACAGAGACGCTACGGACAACCATATGCTTTACGATAGTGTTCGTGGAGCGACAAAGGATTTACATTCAAACACTACTGATGCCGAAACAACAACAGCGCAAACTTTAAAGAGCTTTGACTCCGCTGGGTTTACATTAGGCACAGATGTCCAAGTTAACACAAACACCGAAGATTATGTCGCATGGTGCTGGAAAGCTGGCGGCTCTGCTAGTTCTAATAGTGAAGGTTCAATAACTACGAGTGTGTCTGCTAATACAACCAGTGGGTTTAGTATTATTTCTTACACTGGAAATGCTACGGCAGGGGCTACTTTAGGGCATGGGCTTTCGTCTGCACCGAAGTTTATTTTAGCAAAGAACCGCGATGATAGTGTCAATGCTTGGGCAGGTTACCATGTGGCGTTAGGTGGAACGCACCGCATCTTTCTTAATACTACTGCGGCTGCTCAAGATGATGATGGCAACTGGAACGACACAAACCCCTCTGCTACAGTCATAACTTTAGGTAATGGCGAGATATCAAATCATACTGGCGAAGACTTCATCATGTATGCTTGGGCAGAAGTTGAAGGCTTCTCAAAATTTGGTAGCTACACTGGCAACAATTCGACTAATGGTCCGTTTATCTATTTGGGTTTCAGACCTGCGTTTGTGATGTTTAAGAAAAGTAATGCCGCAGGTGACTGGCAAATAATGTCGTCGGCTCTTGATACCTATAACCCTGCTATACGATTTCTTGAACCGAATACGTCGAATGCTTTAGGTGCGTTTTCGGGGTCAGTTGATTTGCTATCCAATGGATTTAAGGTTGCTACCACTCACGCTGACATAAACTCTGCAAACACGTTCCTTTACGCAGCGTATGCCGAGAATCCATTCCAAGGCGCTGATGGTGTAACTCAAGCAAGAGCGAGATAATTATGACAACAATATATAAGTATAACGGAAGAACTCTACGTCTGGGCAAGGCTTGGATAGATGATGACGAGATTCAACACCCTAGAAACTGGGGTTTGTGGTCTGCGGAGCAAATGCAAGCTAAAGGCATAACAGAGGTTGTTCTTCAACCTTTTCCAAATACACATCTATACAGGTCGTCGCACAATGAAGACGGGTCAGTTTCTTCTACTGCAAGAGACATGGATGAAGCCAAAGCACATTTTAAAGCGCAAGTTTCTACTGGGCTGGCTAATTATCTTTCTCAGAGCGACTGGTACTACATTAGGAAAATGGATAAAGAAACAGCCATCCCTTCAGCGGTCCAAACTTGGAGAGATGAGTTACGAGCTAATGCAACTTCAATGGAAGCTGCTATTAACGAAGCTGCGGATGTTGCAGCAATCGAGGCATTAATTAGTAACGGTAGCCTATCTACGTGGTCTGAGTATGAAGACGTTGTGGCGGCAGAAGCAGCAGCGGCAGAAGCAGCAGCGGCAGAAGCAGCAGCGGCAGAAGCAGAAGCAGCAGAAGCAGCAGCGGCAGAAGCAGCAGCGGCAGAAGCAGCAGCGGCAGCAGCGGCAGCAGCAGAAGAGGAGACCACCGAAGAAGTTTCGGGGTAAAGTAGATGATCGCTGAAAGCCTTGCCGCATTTGCTCTGGTTAAAGGTGCAGTCGATGCTGTTAAGTCAGCGGTCGATACGGCTAATGACGTGCAAGGAATTAGTGCAGGACTAGACGCGCTGTTCCATCACCGTGACGCGGCTGCACGAGAGCTTAAGAAAAAAGAAAAAACAGCCAAGCCTAAGTCAAAGCTGCACAAGTTCTTTAGTAAAAAGACGGGCGAAGACGAGGAAGATGAACTGTCCGTTGGTGCAGTAGCTGCTATGGTTCTAGAACAAAAGAAGATTGACCGGGACATCCTCAACCTTGGTATTCGTATCGATAACAAGTTTGGCGAAGGTACCTGGGACGAGATTATAGAGACAAGAGATAAGCTGCTTGAAGAGCGTAAAGAGAAACGTAAGAAGGCTAAAGAAGCAGCGGCGGCACAAGCTTTAGAAGACGAAGCGTTTCACGATAAGATCATTAGATGTCTTGTAGAAGCTGGTAAGTTGATAGCTGTCCTCGCAGCGGCAATTATTGCTGGGGCTGTTATCTGGATGAATAGAGCAGGAGCTACTATCTCATGGAGCTAGGAACTCGCGAACTTGTTCAGTTTGTGAGCCTCGTTGCCACACTGGCCGGGGCATTTGCCGTAGTTAAGTCACAGCTTTCGCGTGTCATCGAAGACCTAAAGGCTGTCCAAAAAGAGATGGAGATAATAAATACTCGGCTTGATACTATTGAGAGTGGTTCGGCAGTTTTTCGGCACCAAGTCGCAGTACTGGGCAGCATCCTGTCTCCTGCCAACCTTGATAAGCAGTCACGAGAGATAGCAGAAGTTAAAAAAGAATTAACGTATTTACGGGACGGCCTTGAGCATCAGATGAAGCTCCACAATGGAAGCCACCCGACATGAACGATAAGATTGCAGCAGACTTAGTTGTATTAGTTCCAGCCGTTTCCTTAACATGGCTAGATATGTTTGACGGCGGGCTAAAAGTAGTTGTAGGAGCTATTACGCTTATAGCTGTGCTAATTAGACTGCGTATTGTCATGGCGGAATGGAAAGCCAGAAAATGACATGCAGATCATTTTTCTCGTCATCATTTTGTTGTTTGGTATTTTTTTCTGCGTAGCGGCGCATGGAGGTTTGTAATGATTAGTTTACTTGGTTCACTGTTAGGTTTCGGTACGTCGTTCTTGCCAAAGGTCATGGATTACTTCCAAGACAAACAAGACAAGTCGCATGAGCTTCAGCTTATGGACAAGCAACTGGAGCAGCAAATCCAAATCGGAAACCAGAAATTAGACATGGTTCACGTTGAGGCTGACATACGTGAGACTGAGGCGCTGCTTAAAAGTCAGACATCTCTTACGAAACAATCATCACAATGGATCACTGATTTAGCCGCTTCTGTGCGACCGTTCATTACATATCTTTTGTTTATTGAGTTTATGGCGCTGACGTTGCTGTTGGCGTTCGGGTACATTGACAATGCTATGTATTCGCTTGTGTGGTCTGATGAGATCATTGGCATTTGGTCCGCAGTAATTTCATTTTGGTTTGGGTCACGCACTTTTAATCGGAAGCAACAGACGTGAAAACAGGAGAAGTCGGTGTTGAAATCATTAAGAAATACGAAGGCTTCTCTGCCAAGCCGTACCTGTGCCCTGCTAATGTGCCTACCATTGGTTTTGGTAGCACTCGTTGGTTTGATGGCGCTAGGATTAGCCTGGATAGCCGCACAATTAGTAGAGACGACGCTACGCGATTGCTCCAGATGGAGTTGCACCACATTGAGTCGGCTGTTCCCCGGCTCATTAAAGCTCCGCTTACTCAAAATCAGTTCGACGCGCTCGCGTCATTCACCTTCAATTTAGGCTCAGGCCGTTTGCAATCGTCCACTTTGCGAGCCAAGACAAACCGGCTAGACTACGAAGGCGCGGCGGATGAGTTTCCTAAATGGCGTAAAGCCGGTGGCAGAGTGCTTGCCGGATTGATCAGACGTAGAGCAGAAGAACGTCGGCTATGGATGACAATGTGAGAAAATTAAACTACTATATGTTATATTCTTAATTAGCTAAAGTTTTAGGAATTCGGATGCCTTTGTCTAAGATACAGTTCAATGCCGGAATTAATCGTGAGACTACGTCTTACGGTAGCGAGAACGGGTGGTTTGACTCTAACTTAATTCGTTTTCGTAAAGCACGTCCAGAAAAGATGGGCGGGTGGGAACGTCTTAGCAGTAACACTATAGACGGAACCGGTCGTTCTCTTCACGTTTGGGCTGCACTCGACGGCTCTAAATTCATGGGCGTTGGGACAGAGACTAAGTTTTATATTGAAGAGGGCGGTGGATACAACGATATTACGCCTATCCGGTCTACAGTTACGCTCGGTTCTAACCCTTTAAAAACAGGTGCCTCGGGTTCTTCTGTGATAACGGTCACCGCACCTTCACACGGAGCTGTCACGGGTGACTTTGTTACATTTAGCGGCGGTACTACTACGGACGGAATCGCGGCTGCTTTAATAAACACAGAGCATCAACTTACTGCTATTGACTCGAATAGTTACACGATTACAACCGCAGGAACTTCTTCAAGCGGAAACACCGCAGGGGGTGGTTCTTCCGTTCTCGCCAACTATCAAATTAACACGGGTCTCAACACTGTTGTAAGTGGGACAGGTTTTGGAGCGGGTTTGTGGGGAGGTCTGACGACAGGATACTCTCAGACCACACTTAACGATAGTGGCGGTATAAACGCCAGCGTAACTTCGTTTATATTGACGAGTGCGGCTAGCTTTGAGACGGCTTCCACAACAACGAGTGCAAACCTTACAATTTTAAGTTCTTCTATTCCGGTAGCGGATTCTAGCGGTTTTCCGGCTAAAGGAACTCTTCTAATTGGTAGCGAAAAGATACGGTACGGAACTAACCTTAACAATATATTTGGTGATATAGTACGCGGAGACGACGGTACGACTGCGGCTACTTCGTCTAGCGGAGACGCTGTAACTTTTGTTGGTTTAATGTTAATAGACAGTGAACTAATCCAATATACCGGTAAGTCTACACACACCATTAATGCAGGCGTTGTTAGGGGTGCTCGCGGGACAACCGCAGCCGCTCACGACGACGCTGCAAATGTCAAAGAAGCCAACGACTTTGTAGGGTGGGGTGATTCTTCCAGCACTGCCGCCGTCACTGGATCCAACATTCGTTTATGGAGCCAAGACAATTGGGGCGAAGACCTTGTATTTAATGTTTTTGACGGAACCCCGTACTATTGGGAGAAGTCCTTGGGCCTTGGAGCACGGGCCACGGACCTTGCCTCTTTATCCGGTGCGTCAGATGCTCCGGTAATTACCCGTAGAATTATGATATCCGGCACTGACCGCCACGTTGTTTGTTTTGGGTGCAATGCTTTAGGAGAATCTTTTCAAGACCTTTTAATGGTTCGTTGGTCAGACCAAGAAAACCCTGCTGATTGGACTCCTACAGCTACAAACACGGCGGGTTCGCAACGTATTTCTTCCGGTTCGGAGATTGTATCGGCACAGAAAACACGTCAAGAAATGCTTGTATGGACGGACACGTCTCTTCATGCGATGCGTTTTAGCGGACCTCCGTTTACGTTTGGTTTTAGTATGCTAGCTAACAACGTGTCTATTATCGGCCCTAATGCGGTGACTACGGTTGGCGACAAAGTATTTTGGATGGACCGAGAAAACTTCTACGTATACACAGGCCGGGTTCAGATTATTCCATGTACTCTACTTCGTTACGTATTTGATGACATTAATCTTGAACAGAGCTTTAAGTGCTTTGCAGCGTCGAACAAGATGTTTGATGAGGTGTTCTGGTTCTATCCAAGTGCGGACGCTACCGAAATAGATCGGTATGTTAAGTTTAACTTTACTGAGAATACTTGGGATCTAGGTACGCTTTCCAGAACGGCTTGGGTAGACTACGGTATACATAACAACCCACGAGCTAGTGGAGTTTCTAGTGGTACCAACTTTGTATATGTCCACGAGAGGGGCGACGATGACGACGGTTCTCCAATGAATTCGTTCATCGAATCTGCGGACTTTGATTTAGGGGACGGAGAACAGTTTATGTTTGTAAGTCGGCTAATACCCGATATCGACATTACGAGCAGCGATGCAGAGGCTTCTGTCAACTATGTGTTGAAGACCAGAAACTATCCTGGGGATACGCTGGTGACGAATTCTACAAACCCTATTCAATCAACTACAGAACAAGCGTTTTTACGCAGTCGCTCAAGGCAGGCTTCATTAAGAATTGAAAGCTCTACCACGGACATAACATGGACCTTGGGTGATTTGCGATTAGACGT